CCGGTATCTGTATCTGGTATTTGACTATTTTCATCCCCACCAGTTCCATCTGTATACCATTCATACATCTGCATCGGCTCTGATAAATTGTTCATATCTATTGTCATTGAAATGGCCCTGCCAATAGAATCACTCCAAAAATCCAACATAACATAATTATAATCAAACCATTCTTTACTTTGTGCAGCATCTAACCTGTCAAATACAGAATCTACTAATTTTGACCTACCGTCATCTTCCATATCTGAACCCCCATAGCAGGTAATTACAAGTGCCTTTTGTCCTGAAGTACCAGATTCAGAAACTGTTACCCCATCAATGGATTTAAAGAAATGAGACAATGTATCCTCGTTTGTCCTACTCTGCTCCCTCAATTCATCTCTTTCCGCCACCACTCTATCATATTCCTCTTGTGAAATTCCCTCGCTTCCACAACCAATCAGCACGGTACTCAAAAGTACGGTACCCAATAAACATTTTCCCTTCATACAAACCTTGGTATAAAATTTCCCTTTTCCCACTCTTCTGAATCCTCCTTTGATTTTTTGTTCATTATCCCATGCCCCCCGAAAAGTCAAGGGGATTCGACAGGATATTCCAGATTATACCACATAAGTGTCGTTAATGGAAGAATATTGGGGATAATATTTCTGGGGAACGAAAAAGGTGGAAGATTTTTCTCCCACCCTCATGCGCCATTATTCATTTGCAGTCCACCAATGTCAACTGCTGATAGACAGGAACCTTTGCGAAATTCTCAATCAGCCGGATGCCATACTGCTCACAGATAAGCTGTGCGTTCCTTACGATGTCATACGGCGTGGAATCGTTCCGTTTCATCATCGGGGATACGGCATTGATTAACTGCGCCACTCTATCTGGTCTTTCTGTCAGTGGTATCTGTTGCAACTGGTTCTCCATTTCATGAAACCGCTTCACATACCGGGCAGTGAACAGCACTCCCTTTTCGCCTGTGAATTTGTTTGCCAGAAAGTCACAGCCAAGTTTTGTCACCTCATAGCACTTATTTTCCTTCCCGCTAGGATCCCGGTACGTGGACGGGATGAAGAAATCACTCAGACCCATTTGGGCCTCAGTCAAAATCTGGACATATCCCTTTTGTCCTTATCTCCATCCAGTTTCCGCAGAAGCCTTTTGTGCTCCACTTCCATCATTTCCGCGATTTCCAGCGTCGTGATTGTTGCTTTTCCTAAATTGCTCATAAGCTTACCGCCCTTTCCATATAATCCCCGCCTTATCTTAGAATAGGCAAGGAAACAGTCAGGCGGTAACAAAACTGTTTTTTGTGTGTACAGCACTATCCTTGCCATATTTCTATTATAATATAGACTGAGAAAACAGTTGTACCAAATTTATTCCCATAAAAAAGGGCAGAAAATTTTCATTCTCTGCCTTTTCTCTCAATATTCAGTTGTAATTTCTGACTTATTCAGCCTTGCCAGTTTTATTCCCCTTCACCATTGCGATAACGGCCAGAACCGCATTGATAAGGCACCATGCCGCCCATATGTTCAAGTCTGCGAAACTTCCGGCAAGCGCAAAACCCACCAATGCTCCAAGGCCGAAAAGAACTATCAGGGCAATATTCCCGCCCTTTCCTTCGTTTTTCCTTGTAGCGATAGATACGATACCGCCAGACAACATCATAATTGCCACAATGATTCCTCCGCTACCGCTGGATTCTCCGTTTTCTGTCAGTGCATTTGCCACCCCAGCGGCGCATGACTGAAAAGCCACCACGATAAACAGCACAATCGACAAAATTCCTGATACCAGTTTCCAAGTTTTCATTTCCCCTAATCCTCCTACAGATTTTTTATAATTATCCCATGCATTCCCAAAAAGTCAAGCGGGATTTGACAGGATATTCCACATTATACCAAAGAACAACACGAAATGGAATACATTGACACATACTTAATCATATTTTGTGCTTTCCATCTTGAAAGCATCCAGTATTTTGCTTATGAATGACATAATTTCCCACCTCTCTAATACCTACACTATATCATATATTGGCGAAAAGGAAAATATTTTACCAAATTAAAAGAGCAGTATTTCTACTGCCCTTTCTCTGCTTTCACAATCTTCCTTCCAACTTCCAGAATCAAAATCCCGTCCTTATTTCGCTTGACCTCCGCAGTATTGCCACGCTCCGCAATCTCCCGGGCGGTCTTGCCGATTTCTTTGTCTGTCATTTCTTTCCTTTCTTTGCATACTTCATAAATGCATCATAATCTGCTTTTTCCTGCAGTGTCATTTCTTCCTCCACCCGTTCCAGTGCATAACGTTCTTTCACCTTTCTAAGCTCTGCTTTGTCAGATGGTTTCATTTTAGGATCTATTTTCTTTGTGCGTATATCCACAATCCGAGTAAAAGCACATTCTTCTAGCGTAGATAACAGCCCCATGAATACCCAAAAATGCATATCAACCGTATTTAGGTTGATTCCAAACTGCGTCAGGAAAGCAGAAAATATGCGCCATTGGTCTACATCATAGTCCATGTCTTTATGATCCTTTTTTTCATCATTTACCGGATTATCTGTATACCATCCAGACAAAAACCATTGGATTCCATCTTGCATGGTTTTCATATCTGGAAACTGATCCGCATCATCCACATCAAACAGCAATTCGCAAGCCTTATACATCTGCTCCATTTCAGATAGTTCAGAGTCGTTCATGATCTGAAACATCTGTATTCCTATGCGGAAATCGCTGTTGATGGGATAGCCCTTGTATTTCTCCGGCAGCTTGTCAAGCATGACGTTAAACATCAACTTTTTGCGCCTTTTCTGCTTTTGCTATACTTCTTGTTGATGGTCTGACTGCGTTCTTTTTGATATTTTTCGATAAGCGGCGAAACCTTTTCGAAGAAATCAGCGATCATATACATATCAGGTATGACATTTTCAAAAATTTTTCTGGATGCTTCAGCTCCGAAAATATTATCAATCTTTTCACAGGCTTCTTTGCTGATCTTATCGCGAATGTCAAGAGCATTGTTGGCGGCATCATAATTGATTTCTGTTCCATCCTCAGAGACGACTTTATAGCCTTGTTCGTCCATCTCCTTAATTTCTTTTCGGTTTTCCTGTTCATCAAACCACCGCAACAAATCGAAAAATGCTCTGAAAAAGCTACTGTCAAAAATAGAAAACTCTATATATTCCCCAGCATCATTTACCTCAATCTTTTTCAGGCCATTGTCAATTCTTAAACTATCCATACTTAACATCCTTTCCAAATCGGGGCACGATGGGAAGGTACGCACCCCGATATATTAAGTTTCCTTAATACCTAACTCAAATTACTCTTGCTGCTTGACTTTGCTGTTCCGGACTTTACTTCCAAAGAAGATGCCTCCGCACCGCCTGCGGTAAACTTACCCGTTTCAACATTAAATGTTCCTTTTATGCCATCACCGCGCCCACCAATTGTAATTGAATTTGTTACGTTTGCTCCTGCGTCTCCTCCTGTGCTGCCAACAGAGATTGCGCACTTGCGCTGCACTGCCGGGTAAGATGGGCCAGCACCTTTAACTCTAACGCGCACATAAGATGATACCGCCTTGCTGCCCGTTGGCAATGTATCAATCAAGTTGTTAAACCAATCAACAAGGTCTGTATCGTCTTGGTCTATATCCTGCATTTCGACAGAGATTGACGGAGTATAAGATTTTATATCTGTTGTGCCGTTTTCCTGATTAATCCACTGTTCGGTTTCCTCTTCGGCATTGAATTCTTCTGTCAAAGAAGCAATGCCATCGCCTAACAGGTGATAGTCTGCATCCGCAAGTGTTTTGCTCATGCTTATGTCTACAAAATGCTGTAATTCATGTCGTTTCACTTTTATGCTCCTTTCTTTCTATATTCCATTACCACATTCGATACATAGACAGTTGCTTTGTCACCCTCGACTTCTTCAACGGCTGAAAAACTGTCACTTGCGGTAAACTTCGTTATTTTTCTGTTTCCTGTTAATTTTGGAAGATTTTCTACATCTTCCAGCCAGCCAGCAATATTATCCAAAACGGACTGTGCATTTATCATCTGTCCGTTCCCAGTTGGAAAGCTCTGGTAGGCAAGCTGGATATTTAAATCTGCCGTGAATCCTCCGGCAATGTCCCATTTTTTTATTCCGCCTCCGGCGGTTATAATGTACACGCACTTGCCAACATCTTTAGAGTTATATTTGATGTTTGCTCCTGCCGGTATATACGGACACTCTGCAATCAGTTCCAGCAGCATTTCCCCGACCTTGTCATATTCGGTTTTTGACAGACGTTCTTTGATTTCTTCGGGCATAGGCTACTCTCCCAAATCCACGCCCTCCATGACTGCCCTTGCTTCAAGCACAGCGATATAGTCGGTCATTGCCCGTACCTGCATATTGTACGTGCTTCTCGGACAGGTAGGCGTGAAATTCAGTTCGCCGTTATCCCACTTCTGCAACATAGCTGCCAGCTTCTGATAGCGGATAACCACCTGCTGATACTCTGCCTTAAAACGCTCCTTGTAATCCGCACTGTTCATCATTTCAACTGTTTCTTTTGATTCCATCATGTTATCTTCCTCCTATTTCAAATCTTGGTATTAAGGTATAAACGTCCACCGTATCAACGCTGAACGCATAACCATACTTGGTTTTGATATACTCAAAAAATCCGCCGGGGTACTTGGTTTCGTCCTGGTCTATCAGTCCGACAGGCACATCAATGTCAATGCCCAGTTCCGCTTTCTTCACGATTACAAAAAAATTCTTCCCCTCTGTGTCAAGCGTGAAACTTTCAAGCATATCCTCTGTTGTGAGGTCGTTCCACACTTCCGGCGCTTTATACGGCTTTGGCAGATTAGCATTCGGGATTTTCACCACGCACACGCTGGCGTTTTCCATGCCGCTTGCCTTTTGGTTGGCTCCTTGTGTCAGCTCTACCCTTACATTATCAAACCGTGTGCCGAAATATGTTTCTGTTTCCATAATGTCTCTTACATAGCGGTTATAAACCACGACTGAATCAACATAGCCTATTCCCATAGCACTCACCTACAAAATATCCAGTTCCTCAAAGACTTTGTAAATCTTCGGGGACTGAATGGCGAACCAGTCAACCATTTCTTCATTTTTCGCCCATTGTTCGGTGCTGTTGGAATCACTTGAAAGTCCACTCTCATTCAGAAAAGCGTGAGTAATTTCGTGGCGCAGATTCCAGTTTGTGAGATATGCCTTGTTTTCCTCGGTTTCCCCCTTGCACTTATCAAATAAGGCAATAGCGATTAGCTTTTTGGCTTCGTTACAATAACCGCCATACTGACCGATTTCAGCATTCATATCCTCTGCAATTTCTTCATCACTCTTAAAAGCAATGCGGTATTCAGTTCCAAGCACATTTATTTTATCCTTCATCTTCGCTCCCTTCTGGCTCCTGCGGTTCTGTTGGTTCTACCGGCTTCTCTACTGGCTTATCCTCCGGCGGTCTGCTTATCGGGGCATTGCGGCGTGGGTAGGGGATTCCGGCATACAGTAGATTTACGCCGTTGGAATCCGGCACAAGTGAAAGACATTCCCTTACAGTGTCACGGTAAAGCCGTTCCTGCGACGACTTGTCAGACAAAACAGCGTCAATCAGTGTACTTCCTCCCTCTGCCTTTGCCGTGTACGATATGGATTCACTGCCGGAGGAAACAGA